TTAACAATGGCGCTGAGATTTTGGATATTCAGGTGCTTCCTTCCTCTATTGAAATCTCAGATGGGGGCAATGGCAGCACGTACGACGTGGTAGGCTTGGGAGAGATTAATGTCATAAAGGCGCGCAAGCTGTCCGAGTATGCGTTCAGCAGCTTTTTCCCGGCGAAGCTATATCCGTTTATGCTGCCTTCTCACGATGACAATAACAATGACGATGACGATGAGGAAAAAAAGAGTCTTGCTCCAACCGTTAAAGTCGTGCCGCCAATGGAGCAAGTCCGCAAAATTTCCAGATGGATGGAGAGCAAACGCCCCATCCGTTTTATTTTTCAAGGGGGATCCACATCTTCAGATGTGGTCATTAATACTCCGGCCACGATCGAATCCTTCCAGTGGAAGGAAGTAGCCGGCGGTATTGGCGATATTGAATATTCCATTAAGCTGAAGCACTACCGGTTCTATGCGGCCAAAAAAGTCGTTGTACAGAATAATGCAGTAGTGCCGAAAGGGGAGCAGCGCCCGGATGACCGCGCCAAGGAGAAAACCTACACGCTAGCAGCGGGAGATACGCTTTGGAAAGTAGCGAAGACCAAGCTTGGAGACGGCAACCGCTGGCGCGAGATTCAGAAGCTGAATAACATTAGCGATGCCGAGACGAAGAGGCTGCAGGTTGGAAGGGTGCTGAAGCTGCCATGATCCGAGTGCTGATTGATAATAAGAACGGCAATGTATGGGACATTTCTGACATCGTAGGGGACCTCACATGGAAGACAAGCCGAATCGGCAAAGCGGGCAGCCTTGATTTTACGATGATTAAAGGCGGGCTTTATGAGCTTCAGGGTTTCCAGATTCAGAACGGCGATATCGTACATGTGACCAAGGACGGAAAGCCGGTCTTCTACGGCTATGTCTTCAGTATTGAGGGAGGCAGCTCAGAATCAGTTAAGGTGAAGGCGTATGACCAAATCCGCTATTTGCTATCCTCGGACACGTTCATTTTTGAAAATAAAAGGGCTTCTGAAATTATTCGAGAGGTTGCCAATAAGCTGAAACTGAAAGTCGGTCACCTGGCGGAGACGCCTTATGTCATTCCCAAAATGGTGGAGGACGGGCAGAAGCTGCTGGATATTTGCGACAAAGCGTTAACGCTGACACTCATTCATAAAGGACAGAACTTTGTTCTGTATGATGATTTTGGATCGCTGACGCTTCGGAATATTGAAGATTTGTTAGTAGACTTCTATCTTGGCGAGGGCAGTTTGCTGACGGATTACAGCTTGTCCACATCGATAGATCAAGACACGTATAACCGTATTGTTCTGTATCAGGACAATAAGAAGACGGGGAAGCGGGAGCTTCATGTGAAGCAGGACAGCAATAATATTGCCAAATGGGGGACGCTTCAGCTCTATCAATCGGTTGACGAGAATAAAAATCAGACGCAAATTGAGGAGCTTCTTGATCAGTTGGCTACCTTGCACAACAGGGAGAGCAAGACGCTTAAGCTGAATGCGGTCGGCGACATGCGCGTGCGTGCGGGCTGTTATGTGCGGGTATGGATTAAGGAATACGGCGTGAACCAGCCCTTTCTTGTGGATGAGTGCACGCATAAATTCGATAGCGCCTCCCATACGATGGCGCTGGATGTGAAGGTGATTTCATGAGTATGTTGGAGCTGATCAAAAAAGCCGGAGCAGGAGCCGTGGAAGCAAGCAACCCCGTCAATATCCTGTACGGCGAAATTGTATCCGTGCATCCGCTGAGCGTGCGGGTCGATCAACGATTTACGCTGCCGGCGAGTTTTTTAATCTTGACGGAAAGTTTGGCGCTGCGCGGATTGGAGCAGGGGGACCGCGTCCTCCTGCTCCGCATGCAAGGCGGACAGCACTATGTGGTTCTTGATCGGACGGTGAGCGCATGATCCCTCAAGGAGGCGTATTAAGCCAAGCGATCGAGGAAGGCGAACAGCCTTCCCGCACATGGAAGCTGGATGTGGATAGAGGCCGCATAACAGGGATGACGGATGGTATGGATGCCTTGAGGCAAGCTGTCTACAAAATCCTGCAGACCGACCGGTTCAGACATTTGATTTACAGTACAGATTACGGACATGAACTCAAAAGCTTATTCGGCAGAAATCCCTCCATAGCGGCGGCTGAAGCTAGAAGGATGCTAGAGGAAGCGCTGACGCAGGATGATCGCATTGAAGCGGTTGAAAGAGTCAGCGCCCGCATGGAAGGCGACCGGATGATGCTTTCGTTCACTGTAGTCTCGCAGTATGGGGCGTTTGATGCCGCGATGGAGGTGAGTTAGTTGGAACATGTGCAAACCATGGAAGTGATTTTAGAGCGTATGCTGGACAGGGTTCCTGGCAGCATCGATAAGCGGGAGGGCAGTGTGATTTATGATGCGCTGGCCCCGGCAGCAGCTGAGCTGGCGCAGCTTTATGCGGAGATGGAGCTGCAGCATCGGCTAGGTTTTGGCGTAACATCGAGCGGCGAATATTTGGAGCTTCGCACAGCCGATTTTGGAGTGAACAGGCAGCCGGCGACGGCAGCTCAGCGCAAAGGACTCTTTTACGGTGAAAGCCAGGCTCCGTTAGATATCCCTATTGGAAGCCGATTTGGTGCTGAAGGGATTAGTTATGTGGCCCGCGAGCGTTTGTCCGCCGGCGTCTTCAGATTGGAATGCGAGACGCCTGGAGCGGCAGGAAATCTGTATTATGGCCCATTGCTGCCGATTGATTTTATTAACGGCTTGGTGAAGGCTGAGCTTTCGGATGTTATCGTGCATGGCGAGGATATTGAATCCGATGACTCGTTGCGGACGAGATATTTGCACCGGGTGCGCAACCCGTCAAGCGGCGGCAATGCAGCCGATTATCGAAGCTGGGCGCAGGAGGTTCCAGGCGTCGGCGGCGCAAGAGTTTATCCGCTATGGAACGGTCCGGGATCGGTGAAGGTCGTTATATTCGACAGCCAGATGAAGCCGGCGGCTCCGGTGCTGGTTGATACAACGAAGACCTACATCGATTCGGTACGGCCAATTGGCGCTGCAGTTACCGTCGTTTCAGCGGCAGCCAAGCCGATTATACTCAGAGCCAAGGTGAGTCTGGCAGAGGGGTATGTTTTGCAGGAAGTGACAGAGTCGCTTACGTCGTCCGTTCAAGCTTATCTGAGAAGCGTAACCATCGATTCCGATTATGTGAGCATTGCTCAGGTCGGAACCATTTTGCTTCGTACGCCAGGCGTAATCGATTATTCCAATTTGACGCTGAATGGGGCGGCAGCGAATGTCGAGCTGGCATCGGAAGAGCTTCCTGACCTGACCAGCGTGCAGTTGGAGGTGTAGGCTATGACTTATCCAGAGGTAATTAATCGTTACACTGATAAGCTGAATAAGAAGCCGGACGGCAGTTTTTACACGATCGAAGAAGAGATTGTACTAGCGGATGGACAGTACGAGGGACCTCTTGCCCATGACAACATTGCCAATAGCACGATTAGGGCGTATACAGGTCCGTTGTTGACGGGAAGGGCCGTTACTGATTTTGTAGTATCCATTCCGGCGGATACTCCGTGGAAAAGGACGCTGCGAATCTATTCCGATTCGCCGAAGGTGTATGTAACATACCAGACGCAAGGCGACCAAGTGGAAGCAGAGGATATCAATTCGGTTCAGACTGCAATTACAGCAACTCAGACCGAAGTGGACCGTTACAAGCTTGCGAATGATGCATTAGCGGACAATTTGAACATCAGGTTGAGCGCAGCGGAGATATCCAAGGCGGATAAAACCTACGTGGATACGCAGTTGATGGCCAAAGCAGAAAAGGCCTCTACGTATACGAAAAGCGAGACGGATCAGCGCATCCAGAATGTAATTGGAGCTGCTCCGGAAGCGCTTGATACGCTGCAAGAGCTGGCAGATGCCTTGAACAATGACCCGAACTTTGCCGCAACGGTAACGACACAGCTTGCAGGCAAGGTGGATAAGGTTGCTGGCAAAGGGCTCTCTTCGGAGGATTATACAACAGCGGAGAAGAGCAAGCTGGCGGGGATTGCTGCGGGTGCTAATAACTATGCGCATCCATCCACGCATCCGCCGTCCATTATAGCCCAAGATGCGAATAACCGGTTTGTATCGGATGCGGAGAAAAGTGCCTGGAATGCCAAGGCAAGCGCAAGCGAAGCGACAGCTTCGACGGCTGGACTCATGTCTTCTGCAGATAAAACTAAGCTTGACGGTATTGCAGCAGGCGCCCAAACGAACAGTGTGACGAGCGTAGCGGGCAAGACTGGCGCGATTACACTATCGAAGGCGGATATCGGACTGGGCAACGTCGAAAATTTTGGGCTAGCTACACAAGCACAGGCAGAAGCCGGTACGGTTGCCAATGTATACATGACGCCACAGCGGACTGCTGAAGCGATTGCCATTCGACTTAGCGGTACCGGCAACGGAGACATGCTGAAGTCTCTTTACGACAGCAATGATGACGGTAAAGTGAATGCGGCAGATACAGCAGACAC